CAGTCCCAAACACGACGAGCAGCATCTTGCCAGTCTGTGTGGCGCACCCGCCACTCAAATCCTATCATTCTATTTTTAAAATAATCGTAATCACAGTGATCGTATTCTACGTGCAGAACTTCAAAAACTGTACCATCTTCAGTGACAGCATCTAGGGCGAAGTCAAAACCCCATTTTCTTTTTGATCTGATCAGATAGTCAGCCACGGGCAGCGTTTTCTTTATCTCTAATAGTTGTTCTAGTGCTTCTTTTTCGTAGTTGCAACGGCAGAGAAACATACTGTGATCCAGTATAAGATCCGGGTAAGATTTGTCTAATTCAAACCAGGGCTGTTGCCAGCAGCAGTGATTCAGTATGCCGTGATCTATGGGATAATTCATAGCTGCATAGAATTTCTGTTCAGCGATGTTTAACTCAAATCCGTCTTTATCATAATAACGGAAATCATCAGCTGAGAATCCTGTGATTGATCTTTCGCAGCAGGGATTGCTCATCATTGTAACACTGTGTCTTTTAAACATTAGGTCATCTCTATGATAGCGTTATAGACCTGATCCATAGTGACTCCTCCGATCTCTACCCAGGCAGATCCTGTGTAGATAGTCATATAGGGTAAATTCAATCCTTTGCTCAATGGATCCCAATTACTGCCATCGGCCAATGCTATCTGTCCTGCTGCTTTGCCTGCTGGTTCTGCTGTGAGCCGAGGCATAGACAGTGTTCCATTGGCGTTCAGTGCTGTGCTGGCGGGCTTGTCTGTGAGATCGTTGTAGCTGCCGCTGAAACCGTTTATGGTAATGTTGCCATCTGCGTCACTGCTGGTCGTGATGCCTGTTCCGCCTACAAACTTTATTAGGTTGTCGCTGTTGACTGCTCTTTGGGTAGAATCGTCTGCGGCTATATTCCACGCATAGGTTCCTGCTAGATTAGGTTTGTCTGTGAGATCATTCCAGCTGACTGTGGTTAGATATCCCTGTGTAGTTACAAACGTTTCTGTGGCATAACCTGATAATGCAGAACTGGTAATGAATCCTTGACTGGTCACATAGCTCTGCGTGGCATAGCTGGACAGGTCAGGACCTGTGATAGTAATCTTGCCTTCTGTGTCCGAAGTGATTGTGATACCTGTGGCGCCTTGGAACCTCAGTGTTTCACCGTTTGAAATTTCTCTAAGGGTGCTGTCATCTCCTGCGACATTAAAAGCATAGGGATTTTCTACGTTATTTGTAATAACAGTGGTTCCACCTCCACCGCCACCTTGACCCAACAATCCAGACGCATCTGACAGTTGATTGATATCGGTGGGTATTATTGGTTTATTGGTTAGATCTACATAGCTACCAGAAAACAGTGTAGGTCTATTCGTTAAGTCATTATAGCTGCCAGAAAATAATGTTGGTTTGTTGGTTAGATCGTTATAAGACCCGCTGAACAATGAAGGTCTGTTTGTTAGATCATTATAGCTGCCACTGGTAGCCACTGTGGCAAAACTAGGTTTGCTGGTAACATCATTCCAACTGACTGTGGTTAAGTATCCTCTTGTGGTAACATATGTTTCAGTGGCCAGTCCAGATAATGCTGAACTGGTGATATAGCCTGCACCGTTGGTCAATTGATTATTGTTAGTCGGGATCGTTGGCTTATCTGTTAAATCTGAATAACTGCCGGATGTGGCCACAGTGGCAAACGTTGGTTTACCTGATACACTGCTGTATGGTACTGAAGCAACACTGATGATTTGATTAGCGATGGTGATGGTAGTACCATCTACTTTGACACCACCTTTGACTGTAGTAGATGCTGTAGGCAGTATGTAGTTACCTCCGCCGCCTCCGCCTCCACCGGCTATAGGAGTTCCTCCTGGGGTTACTCCATCTCCGATACGAAGATCTCCAAGTTCTTCGCTGTAGTATATTACGCCCAGGTCAGCAACAAATTCGTCGGCAGCTGCTCCCGGGACTCTACCTGCTTTGATTTTATAGATGGTCATACCAATATTTATCGGAAGACCTATTTTGGAATTATGTTAGTGTTTATCTACGAAAGATAGGATTTTGAGGATTATGCTCAGTTTCGTCCTGAGTCAGTTTATTGATGATAGGAGATTCTTTGCCTTGATCGGCTTTTTTCAATTCGATATCCTGTTGTAAAGGTGGGACCATTACAGGATTAGGATCTTTTTCTTTGGGATTCTTAGCAGAATTCTCTGGAGATTCTCCATCTAGTTTGTCGATGATATCGGCTAATGCCCGCATGAATTCAGCTGCTCTCATAATGTATATTTAGTTTATGCTTTTTACTATATTATTATCTTCGCAGCTTGGGCACAGGCATTCGTTGCAGTCACAGTCGTCAGTCATGCAGCTATGTCCGCAGTGTGCATAGCAGCCGCAACGGCAATTTGGTTTTAAACGTTGGTAAGTTTCGTTGTCATCTACAAAGTTATTCATTGTTCGCTCCGTTATTCTGTACGATCTTTATCGTCTATCGCTCCACCGGTTACCCACGCTGTACATGATCGTGTGCCGGCACATTTAAAATGTAAAAAGTTACAGTAGCCTAAGTCTGCCTTGTGTATTGTAGCCATTGAATCTACGGCTGGATCATCGCCTTTGATACCATCTTCAATACACTTCCACATCTTGTCTGAAACATCAAAGGCCGCGCAGTTACCACACAGCATTGTACGAGCCGTCTTTTCTGTGATGTTCCAACGCTTGGCCGCTGCCTTCCAATAGTCCTCTGGTTCGTCAGGATTGGCGGGACCGTAGTGATATTCGTCTATGGCCTTCTGACGATTCTTTAGATTGACATCAATATCGTAGGTAGCGATAGGACAGCCCTTGTTGGCTGCTTCTACGATGTTTATATATTTTCTACATTCCATTTTTCCTTCCTAACTACAGATCTAGATCAACGATAGTTAAATGACCGGTGCCTGAGTGTGATCTTGCTGCAACTTTTTCGCCTCTAACAAAATGAAACTGTAAAGGTGTATCGGCCGGAAGAACAAAACTTGATGTAGTTGCTGTTGGGTTTGTACCAAACTCAATAAAGTGCGGAGCTGAGGTAACGATCATTATCCTATCTGCAGCGATGGCTGTGCTTTGTGAGCTGGCCGTAGTAGTAGATAATGTTTGAAAGGTTGCAACACCGTCTCTATATAATGCAATTTTTTTATCCATAATTTACCCCCAGGGTCTTCCTTGTATTAATCCTTAGTGTTATATTTATCGGCTTAAATATTATTATGATCAACAAAGAACCTTTTAAAAAACTCATTCTAAGTCTTAAAGACACAGGCAAATATCGTGTTTTCAATGATATTGTACGTGAAGCAGGCAAATTCCCTAGAGCTATTTGGTACGGACCTTATAACATTAAAACTATTGTTAATTGGTGTTCCAACGATTATCTAGGTATGGGTCAGCACAAAGTCGTGTTAGATGCGATGCACACAGCATTAGACCAAACAGGAGCAGGTTCGGGAGGTACACGTAATATAGGCGGTACCAGTCATTATCATGTTGCCTTAGAGCACGAACTAGCGATGCTGCATAATAAAAGCAAAGCTCTGTTATTCAGCTCTGCATACGTAGCTAACGAATGGACTATTATTGCTTTGAGCAAGATCGTTGACAATATTCAATTCATCAGCGACAGCAAGAATCATAACAGCCTAATCGTAGGCATACAACACAGCAAAGCATCCAAACAGATATTTAGGCACAATGATCTCAACGATCTAGAAGATAAGTTAGCAGCGTCAAAACTTGCAGGATTTACACCCTGTATAGTATTTGAATCAGTGTATTCAATGGACGGTGATGTTTCACCTATCAAAGATATCTGTGATCTCGCAGATCAATATCGAGCTATAACTTATATCGACGAAGTACATGCGGTAGGACTCTACGGGACGCACGGTGGCGGCAAAGTAGAAGAACTTGGTTTAGAATCCCGTATTGATATAATCAACGGAACTCTTGGGAAAGCCTTTGGAGTCCAAGGTGGCTATATAGCTGCCGATGCTGACGTCGTCGATGCTATTCGTTCAGTGGCCGCAGGATTTATCTTTACAACATCGATGTCGCCTGTGGCCTGTGCCGGTGCTTTAGCTGCCGTTAAATGGTTGAAAGATCATAATGAGATCAGAGTAAAACATCAAGAAAGAGCAGCTAAACTAAAACAACTGCTGAAAGAAAACGAATTGCCTGTTATGGACAGCTCTACACATATCGTTCCTGTGTTGGTAGGAGATGCCAAACGTTGTAAGATAATGAGCGATCATTTACTCAACGAACATAACATTTATGTACAACCTATAAATTTTCCAACTGTTGATGTTGGAACGGAGCGGTTGCGGTTCGCACCGACTCCGTTTCATGATGATGCTATGATGAGCGATCTGATTGTGGCTCTGAGGTCTGTGTTTGCGAATCCCCAGGACTGAGCCTAAATCTATCTTCAACGTAATCTGCGGTACCAACTTCAAAGATCACAGAATTAGGATGTAGAGCTTCTACCTGATGCGGACTGAGCTCGGCAAAGTCTGCGGTTTTTCCTTCTTCTAGAATAGCTTCTTTGATCTGGCCCGATGCTACATCTATATAAGTAACTTTGAACTTACCGGCATTGACGAACCAACTTTTTCGTTTGTCTTTGTGAAAGACCATACTGGTTTTAGCACCTACCTTGGTAAACACCAATAACTTGCCGCAGTAACTTTCGTTGTTACTCCAGACTATTTCAAATCCCCAACCTTTGTCGATTTTTCCTGGATGCTGTAAATTCATTATCTTTTCTCTATGATTTTGTCGATTAATCCATACTCAAGAGCCTCTTGGGCGGACATAAATTTATCCCGTTCCATATCTGCGCTGAATTGTGCAAAGGTCTTGCCCTTGCTGTTATGTTTGACATAGATCTCTGTGAGGTTTTTTTTCATTTTAAGAATCTCTTCAGCCTGGATTTGGATGTCAGTGGCCTGGCCTCTAGCTCCGCCTGATGGTTGGTGAATCATATGTCGTGCATTTGGCAGCATATGACGCTTACCAGCAGCACCTGCCTGTGCTAACAATGATCCCATTGAACAGGCCTGACCCATTACATAGGTGGCAACATCAGGTCTTATAAACTGCATCGTATCGTAGATACTCATACCTGCGGTAACAACTCCGCCGGGACTATTAATGAAAAGGCTGATATCTTTGTCTGGATTCTCCGATTCTAAAAACAATAATTGAGCCACAATCAAATTACTCATATGATCTTCAATTGGGCCATTCAGCATAATGATGCGCTCTTTGAGCAGTCTACTGTAGATATCAAAAGCTCGTTCGCCTTTGTTGGTAGATTCGACAACCATTGGTACCAATGTCATATATTTCCTTTAAGTAAATGTATATATTACTACAATATTTTGATTGACGCTAGATTGATTTTTGCCATATAATCGTAGAGTTAAATACTGTAGCAACAAGGAAGTTACAAAATGAGCAATACACTTCTACTAAATGCAGATATGCAACCTGTCAGCTTATTGCCACTGTCAACAGTAGATTGGCAAGAAGCTATTAGATATATGGTTTTGGACAAAATTGAAGTTTTGGCCTGGCACGACGATTGGGTCGTTAGATCCGCACGTTGGGAAACTCTTGTGCCTGCTGTAATTATGCTGAAAGCCTACCAAAAACCAAAAAATACTATGCGTCTCAGCAAACGCAATATATTCTTACGGGACGAATACGTTTGTCAGTATTGTGGAACAGACGTGCAAGAATCTACGGCTACTTTGGATCACGTGCATCCTGTGAGCCTAGGTGGTAAAACTACCTGGGAGAACTCAACCACAGCCTGTAAATCCTGCAATTATAAAAAGGCTGCTCACGTTGGCAAAATGAAACCTAAAAAGACGCCTTACAAGCCTCATTTTTGGGATTTAGTTGAAAAACGCAAACGCAGAGGATATCATATACAACATCCCAGCTGGCAAGACTTTTTGGGCTAAATATTGGTCTATGAGATTATCTCATCCGGACTCAATTCTAATCTTTTCATCGAATCTGATTGACACAGAGTTCTCCTCGTGCTACAATATAGACATTGTAGAAACTTAGGAGCAACAATGCTAGAAAACCAATACGATGCCATTCCTATGGAGGTTGGTACTCGTTATTATATCGTCAGTTGGGACTGCGAGGGTGTAGAGTTCTTTCAAGAAATCACAGAACATCATCCTGCTAATTGGGCAAGGCAACATCTGTTTGATACTATCAAACAGAACAAGAAAGTTGAAAAGCCGTTTAGTTTTCCGCTTACTCATCTCATCCTGAGAGCACAGATGAACGCCCATAGGCACTATGAGATCTATGTTTTTACCAGCACCGAATTGGTAGGACCAAAAGAGATCAAAGCCTGGTTCACCCGTGATCCGCAGAACTTTGCCGATTGGGTACGTGAGCATCATAGTTATAAAGTTTACAGTAACCGTAAAACAACAAAGGATTTGATCGTATGAGAACACAACCACAGACTATTATTCAGCGTCTTGAAGCAGATAACAGTCGTCTTGCCAAAGAAGCTGTCTTGGCTGCTGCAATGAACGAAAGTCTCGACGAGTTCTTCGAAGGTGTTAGAATGTGTTTAGATAATCTATACACTTTCGGCATCAAACAAGTACCAGTTAGCCAAATAGACGGACAAGGACTCAGTTGGGATAATTTCAAAGAATTGGCAGAAGCTTTGTACAAGCGTCAGCTCACCGGTCACGCTGCCAGAGATGCGATTCAGCTGGCAATGGATGTGGCCACTAAAGAGCAATGGAACGACTTTTATCGACGTATCTTGATCAAGGATCTGCGATGCGGTGTGTCTGAGAAGACTGTGAACTCTGTGGCTAAAAAACAAAAAAAGACGCAGTATGCCGTTCCGGTATTCGAGTGTCAACTCAGTCACGACTCCGCTAATCACGAAGCCAAACTCACAGGTAAAAAAATCGTAGAACGTAAATTGGATGGCGTTCGCTGTTTGACCGTGATCGATCACGAGCAAAGAACTGTGACACAATACACCAGAAATGGTAAAGTATTGGAGAATTTTAAGCACATCACTGAATACTTGGAAAAATTCATTGATGAGTTTGGTAGAAGTTTTGTCTTGGACGGAGAGATTATGAGCTCTAGTTTTCAAGACCTTATGAAGCAGGTTCATCGCAAAGACAATGTTGAAGCCGGAGATGCAGTACTCAATCTGTTTGATATCATTCCCCTAGTTGAATTCAAACAGGGCAAGAGCACTATGGGCCAGCGGCGACGCAGCCAGTTTCTAAAAAACTTTGAAAACATCTTTAACGATTCTGGTTTCATTACCATTGTTCCTCAACGTGAATTTGATCTTGATGTGTTTACTGACGAGATCGAATTTAGAGACTATATGAAGTCTATGGTTGAAGCGGGCTACGAAGGTGTGATGATCAAAGAGCCAAATGCACCTTATGAGTGCAAACGTACTACTAGCTGGCTGAAGATGAAACCGTTTATCGAAGTCAGTCTAACTATCACAGAAGTAGAAGAAGGGACGGGTAGAAACAATGGACGTTTGGGCGCGATTGTCTGCCGGGGTGTGGACGATAATAGGGAGATCTTGGTCAATGTTGGCAGTGGTTTTAGCGACAGCGACCGTACTGATTATTGGCTTGCACGTGATACGCTACCAGGTCAAATTGTGGAAGTGCGAGCAGATGCTGTCACGCAAAATCAAGACGGAACATTTTCGCTCCGATTCCCCCGTTTCTTGCGATTTCGTGGGTTCAAGGTCGGCGAAAAGATCTAAAACTGAATGGGATGAATGATGAAAAAAATCTACTACGAAAAGAAAGGACGACGCTATGTCCCTGTGGCAGAATATGACAACGATCTTTTGGATAGTTTTCCGAAAGGTGCTCATCTCGTTATGTGTTATCCTGGCGGTAGTAGCCGCAGGTTTAACATTGACCCAAACTATGCTGCTATGATCGCCGCAGGTCGCGTAGCGGAAGATGCTATTTGTGAGAATATGCGTAAGGTCAGTGAGGCAAAGCCCAAAAAACTTCCTATCACAGAACGGCAACGTGCCGCTTGGGAGGAAATGAAAGATGCATTTGGTGATGAATTTTTCAGCCTAACACTGCCGGCTAGTCGTGACCTTGCAGAAGCGGGAGTAAAGGCTATGCAGTTAGAAGCAGATAAACTTATGAGCAATGAAAGTGTTCGCAAGGCCTATGAACAGTTTCAGTTGATATGCGAATTAACAAAGGAAAATAACTATGCAGGTTGAATTATTTAAAATTATGGCTCACCAATTTCCAGTAGTGGATTGGTCTGAAAAGAAAAAAGAAATCGTTGAAAAGATTGATTTTACCAAGCTGATAAGAAAAGACAAGCAAGGGTTTTTATCGGATAGAGAAACCAATAACAACGCCTACGCCGAAGCATTTATGCACTTATTTCAAAATGAACTACAGATGTTTAGAAATGAGGTAAACCATTTCTCTTTTGATTTAACCAGTGTGTGGACTGCTGAATATCACAAAGGAGATTGGCACCCTCCTCATACTCACGGTGCCACAGGATATTCTGGTATCCTATATCTAGATTTCGATATGGATGAACACGGACCAACATATTTCATTAATCCGTTTACAGATCCTAATCTAGGCGATACAATAATTAGGTTTCCCTTAGCAATGGAGGGCGTTCTTACCATCGTTCCCAGTGCGTTACTGCACTTTACCTATCCAAATGAATCCGACAAAGTTCGTAGGATTATTGGATTCGATCTTAAAAACATACAATGAAATCTAGTATTAGTATTCTAGAAGAAATCTTTTCAGATAGTTTCTCATTTGACTCTGTCGAGCCAAAGTCAAAAAACTATAAACAAGCAGTCAGCGTAATAGAATTCCCCTGTTGTCATCCCGACGACAACGAAGCACTTACACTGATATGGCCAGACCTTCAGAACGGACCTTGGATCGCTGGTGGCGCTTGTCTACGATGGTATCAAAATCAACCTGTGGGTGAGAATGACATAGATATCTTTTGTGCCGACAAAGAACAAGCTCACAGAATTATTGATCATATCAAAAGTTTTGGCAGATACAGTACCAAATACGAAAGTGAGAATGCAACTACATTGAGTTATCACAGTCACGAAGGAAAAAAGCATTGGACACTTCAAATTATCAAAAGGAGATACTTTAATAGTTTAGAAGAAGTGATTAATAATTTTGACATCACAGTCTGTCAAATTGGCACGGGAGGCAACGATTGGTTGTTGGCTCCAAAAACAGCCAAGGACATCAGAGAAAGAAATCTTAGAATGCATTTACCCTTGTTGCCAGAAGCTGCTAAACGTTTGGTAAAGTATTGGACTTATGGGTATAGACCCGTAGATGAATTAGTTCGAGCCGTAATTGACAATCCTTCGGCTATAAAATATTTTGATGCGTCTGGAGATTATGAAAATGCGTTCTGAACAATCTTGGAGTCTGCTTGATCCTAGACCTGTGTTACTGTACCTAGACCATTTAGACGAATATATCGTCTACTGGAACGGAATAGCAACTACTCATCTAATGGCTTTGAATTTTGCTATGGAATATTATGGGATCTATCCAACGCCAGAGATGAAAACTGCTATGGAACAGAATTATAGAAAAATATATTATGCTAACGGTTTCAACACTAGAGCCTGGGATCTAAAAGTTTCCGGAAGTCCAATCTATCCTTATACAAAAAGACTTTTACAGGAACATTGTAAAAAGACCATAGAAGACGGGAACAAAGGCATCTGTGAAGTATTGAGTTGGTTCCAATACTCAAAGGCAAGAAAGGAAAAAAATGTCTTATAAAACTATCAGTACATATGTTGATGAAGATGATGTTGACGAAGACGAAGAGCGACGCTATAATAACTTATCTTATGAAAGGATTGACATGATTACCCTAAAAGATTTTATGGAAGCTGTGGATTATCGTATCACCGAAGGTGGCACATATCAATGGCAGTGTTTTGGACCCAACGCATATACGTTGGATTCGTGGAATGGCGATCAAGATGGGCATACTGTGTCTATTATCTTTGATACCCGAGATCAAACAGTGTATCAGGCCATGGCCTATGACTATGCCCGTAAACGTGCATATCGTATGACCAATCCTGATTACAAGGCAGACTTTGATGCTGAATGCAAAGATCGAGATGTATTGGACACGGCCTGGGAACTAGATGACGGTACTCCGGTTAATTATGTAGATCTTGATGTTGTTGATGATTTCGTTGAAAAAGTCAAGGCCATTGTCGCTGACGAGGATTATGATACTCGTGTGCAGGTTCCCGTAGACTTCTCGGACGACGAACTATTCACTTATATGAAAATGGCTCACGAACGTGATATGACCTTTAATCAGTTTGTAGAAATGGCTTTGAGGGCTGCTATCGATGAGATCAAAATGCGAGAGCAGTTAGACGACATCCGTCCAGAATACGATTTCTCTAACGGTCGTCGCGGACAATTTGTAGACGATTAAAGAGATTTTTTAGAAGCCTGTATATCGAATCCATTAGCACAACGATCTTTAAGACACAGTATAGGATCAGCAGGCCAACGGATCGTTTCTCCTAATTTACCCATAGGACCTCCTTGTCTACAGTGTCCTCTGTAGATGATACCTTCAGCAGTAACGATTATCTGTTCTAGTCCTATGTTGCAGTGATGATTTACAAAGCGATTTTGATCATCTAGCAACAATCTCATATAAGATGTTTCTCTGAGATCATTCTCGGACCCTAAGATCAGACCTTTTTGTGTTCTAAATATTTCTAACTGTTCCTTGGTATAATCAACGACCAATGTGTTCCTTATAGGATCTTTAAACAGCATCTTTTTCCCAATTATCAATTTTGGCCACTTGTTTTTTAATCTATCCACAAAGTCATCAAGTTCTTGCCATCTATCAGGCAACATATTAACAGTCACAGAAATCTTACAATTGGTGTTGGTCAGAGTCCAGTTTATCAGCAACATAAGGTGGCTGAGTTGGCTATGTTCTATATGTACATCAACTTTGGCTTCTGTAATGTAAGGAACTAGTTCTTGCCAGGTTTCAAGATCCACATTAAGGTTGGTTCTTATTTTATTAATAATTGATTTAGAATCAGCAAAGCTGAGCAGATCTGGCAGATTGTACCATTCAGTGACTTCACCGCCTGTGTAGAATATCTCTAGTTTTTTGCCTAGACTGCTGCTCTGTGTCACGGCCTGATCTACGAAGTTCTCGCAGTCTCGGATATCGGGCAAAGGAAAACTGCCATTACGTATCACTGT